CAGGTACCTGTGGGAGTTAATCCTGTGGGGGTTCGAGTCCCCCCCTCGGCATCAATAACTTAGAAGCCCCGCATAACAGCGGGGCTTCTGCATTTTAGTCACCTATTAGTCACCTTGTGCGCTTTACTCTTCGAGATAGTCCGCCCACGACGGCGCACGTTCAACAGCGTCATAGTTTGTGATCAGCAGTTCCGGCACGCTCTTTTGAGTTTCGCCGACACTGTACACAGTCGTTACCTCTTCAATCCGGAACATGCTGAAAATCTCACGAATCTGCGGCACATCGTTAATGCTCATCATGCACTTTGACTTCAACCCCGTCATAATGTCACGGAGCTTGATAAAATCCTCTTTACCGAATATTCCAACGCCATAATCTGCCTCACAATCAAAATATGGCGGGTCAAGATACATGAACGTATCCGCACCGTCGTATTTTGCCATACAGACAGAATAAGGCAGATTTTCGATGTTTGTGCGTGCAAGCCTGATATGCGCCGCTGATAAGTCCTCTTCGACACGCAGAAGATTGAGCCGGGGCGGGGACGTGACAGAATATCCGTAGCTCTGGCCGGTAACTTTTGCGCCGAACGACATCTTCATCAGATAGTAAAAGCGGACTGCACGCTGAATGTCAGTCATGACCTCCGGCGGGGTGTCCTGGTATTTTTTGTACTGCTCACGACTGACGAGCATGAACTTGAACTGACGAATGAACTCTTCGAGATGTTCTTTAGCTACACGATACAGATTGACCAGATCGCCGTTTATGTCGTTGATGATCTCGACACGGGAAGGCTCTTTTGTGAAATAGACGTGAGCCCCGCCGCAAAACACTTCAACGTAACAAGAATGCGGGGGGATTTTTGATATGATAGTTCCGGCCAGACGGCTTTTGCCGCCCAGCCAGCCGATTAATGCATTCATCGGTCGCACCTCCAGTATTTGACAAATACCGTGAGTCTGTTATTATCTGTACGCCGTGCATGGCTCGGACAGTGACAGACTCGATCTGTATCATGTTTGTGCATGATGAGCCGGAGGTACGAACTCCGAATCCTCTGTCCGAATTTATATTTCGGGCTTTTCCGGCCACATTACAGAAGCCGGGAACGTCTCCTGTGCTGTGATATCACGCAATGCCTGACGATAGGCTTTAACAGCCGCCAGAGCCTCTTCGGAGATCGGATAATCGGGCATAAGCAGATAGTCTGTCTCTGATATAAGTGCATCTCTTCTGGCTCTGATAGCCGCCGCTAACTCATCATCAGTCGGGACATGTGTATGCTCAATAACAGTATCACCGTTCCACTTCCGCCGGCCTTGATTTTCGAGAAACTCACGCCATTGATTTTCCGTGATCTCGATTGCACCCTCGGGTTGCTCTTTGTAGACATCTTCCGGATAGAATCCGACAGGAAACCCATTTTCATCGAATTTTGCATATATCTTCATTTTTTTATTACCTCCCAATAGCCATATACATGATAGACCCGCTTGTCGAAAATGTTGTAAATGTAACAGACGTATTATTAAACGAGTGGACATATCGTTCGCTCGCTGATGATGTTGATGGCAGCAAAAACGATGCAGTAACATTATAACACTCTGTCGGGAAAGCGACCGGGAATATTGCCGTTTGTGTAGATGGGTTAGATATTATATCGATTTTACCCCATTGTATAATCGTCCCATTCGGCAATACGACATGATTTGGAGTCCAACTACCAACTGCAAACGCAGTAGTCGCTATCTGCGTTGTATTCGTCCCCACTGCCGCTGTCGGCGCAGTGGGGACGCCAGTGAAGCCCGGGGAGTCAAGAGCAGCAGCACCGAGTGTCGTCCTTGCCGCAGCCGCAGTTGTGTCGTCAAGCAGAGTCCTAATAAATGCCGTGAGAGTCGTCGTTGAAAACGCATCTAACCCTGTCGCATATATCAGCTTATCAGCAGCAGTAGACACTGCGGCTAAAGCTGTCAACGTGGCATCAAGCGGCTGTTTGCTCGCAAGAGCGTTTGTCATTGTTGTCGCAAAATTCGGATCATTTCCGAGGGCTGCGGCAAGCTCATTGAGAGTGTCGAGAGCCGCCGGGGAACTGTTTACAAGAGCCGTAATAGCGGCTTTAACAAATGCTGTGGTTGCGACTTTTGTCGAATTATCAGAAACAGCCGGAGTTGGTGCAAGAGGTTCGCCCGTAAAAGTTGGAGATTCGGTGAAAGCCAACTTATACCAAGATCCCCATGATGTATTATATTTACGCCTCACCCATATATCGCCCATCCCTACAGAGTTTTGCAACGTCTGCTCGACATAATCATTATAGCCAAGCGTTGTAACGATGGCCTTGTATGATGTTGATATGGGCGAGTTTGTCAGCGTGTTTGTAGCTGGCGTTACAAGCCCTACACTGCCCACGGGGTAGTTATTAAGGTCTGTAACAGTGTAATATCCACCATAACTGCCTATCCCGTATCCCTTGCATGTGTCAGCATCCAGACCAGAGCCCGAACCGTCATTGTCAGCCGTCCATAGCTTTGACCACGCTCCCCATGTGTTATGCTTGCGCCGTATGTAAATATTGCTGGTGTTGTTTGCATCCATCGCAATCTGATATGCGTATAGATCAGATGTGCTCCACTGGTAATGCTCTATTAAATAATCTGATACTGTAGGCAATCCAGTGCCGGAAGATGCCAGCATATATGTGCCTGTCTTTAATATGGCGTTAGCGTCGGTTGTAACAGTAGTCCCCCTAGCAGACGTACCATAAATAAACCTGTCAAGCGGCAAACTGCGGAAAAAATCAGCATCTACACCCGAACCTGAACCATCAACGGTTAAAAGTTTTTGCAAAACATCCGCCGCAGTGTATACAGCGGCTGCCAGCCTTGATGTATCCGTCGGATGCACATGATCGCCCCGAGCAACAGTGTTCGAAGAGCCTGTGGACTGCGTTCCGTCCATTTTTATGTTTGCCGCAGTCGTCTCGAAAGGATATGTCAGCGGGGCGAACACCAGAGATGTCGTACCCAAGACGATGCTGTCGTTTGTGAGCTTAAAAACATTGTCTTTGTATGTCGTGCCCTCTGAGACACAAACAAGAGCCATGGGGATGATATTTTCCGGCGTGTTAAAATCAAGGGCTCTTGTCCACGAACCTGTTTTTACGACATATATGCCGTTTGTCTTGCCGTCTGTCTGTGCTTGCACAAGGACACGATCACCGACAACAGCTGACACGCCATCGATCGTCTGAGTGCCCGACAGCGTGATGTTTCCGGTCGTCGCAAGGCGGACATGGTGCAGACGTGCGTCAACGTACTCTTTTGTCGCATAGATCAGCGAAGGGTCTATGACGTGCGTCACTTCAGCGGCATTTGCTACTTCGAAAATAAATCTGACGAGCAGATCCTTCTCGCTGCCTGACCCCGGCAAAGGCTTTGTTGTTGTGGGGTATCTCGACACTGCAACCATTGTGCCGTCTGCGAGAAACACTCCCGCCTCTCTGATGTCAAAACCGCCCGCTGTAATGGGGATACGAGCCTCACAAACAACCTGATTCGGATAGTTTGCGTGGACATAAACACTTTCGACCTCGCCTCTCCAAACTTCATGAACAAGTACCGTTTGCGTCGCCGCCGGGGCATAAGACACCCCGTTTGCGTCTCCCACGGCAAGATGAGTGTATGTTATCTCATTTCCGGATACTCTTGCGGCTGCTATTTTCGCCGCCCCTGCGTTTGTTAAAATAGGACTGTATGTTGCCATTTCTTACCTCACGGTCTCAATGTAATGATTTCTGATGATTGCATGGTGACGGCTTCGTAAAACACTCCGTCAAGCGCATAGTTGATTGTGATTCCGTCAAGTTTCGACCTGACGTTTTTATACTGTCTGATGAACGTGTCTATCAGCGCAAACTCAGCATCTGTTATCTCCTGGCCGAACAGATCCATCTCGATTTTAAAGTGATAAGGCTCTCCGTCATATTCGAACCACTCTTTGATAGTCATGCCATACCCGAGCGAATCCAGAGCCGACTGCATCGCCGCCGGAGTGCCCTTGTATCTGTGCAGCTGTATAGCTTTCCGCACAAGCGACTCACGAACAGCCCTCGGCAAAACATGACTGTAGCCCTCGATATGTCTGTCATACGCAAGCTGGGCAAGCACGTCGTCAGTCTGCTGTGAAAGCGTCGCTATGATGTTGATCAGCTTTGCTCGTTCGTAGATTCTGCGAAGATCTTCAGACAGAATATCTGCAATGATTGCCATGTCCGGATCATCACGAAGCGGAGCGGGCAGCAGCGACAATAAGTTAAGTTCGCTGAGATTAGTCATGCTCAGTTCCCCCGTATGAAATGCTGATTGATGATGCATACGCTTGCTGATTTGACGCAACGACAGTGAAAGACGGTGACGCAACAGCGACTCTCGAAGCACCCGCAGCGATAACCCGGCGGATCAGCTCAGAATCGTTTATATTCCGCCCGAGGACTGCCCCTTGCCACGTCACAAACTCGTTGACAGCGTCAGTCACAGACGAAGCGATCATCTGCTGTAAGTTTTCGTTTGATTCTGTGATGAAGTATGTGATGTTGACTGCATAGCTGACACGCTCAGGAACAGCAACAACAACGTTGTCAGTGAGCGGCCGCACAGTTTTCGGCGTACATGCCGCCTGAACAAGCGAGAGTATCTCCGGGCTCGGCAACTCCCCGCCGTGGAGCAGGGGATAAAGAGACACGACCCCGGGCGATGTCATATCGACAGACACATCAGCAATCGACTGATGAGCAGACTTCGCACGATATTGATACGCCCCTTCAGGGCCGGCCGTAGAAAAACTCTCATTCGCAATGCGTATACGTTCCCGATAGTTTTCGTCCGACTCTGCGTCAGAGCCGCCATTCGTCGTTGTCGTATTTGTGACACTTTGGACATACCCCACGGGATCAACAAGAATGTTTATCTGCCCCGGCACAAGCCCGTTTGCAAACGCTCCTGTTTCTGTGCTTGTCGCAGTAACAGTGCCCGTGACACCGCCAGCCGGAATAGTGAGCTGCTTGTCAGTTGCAAAAACGTACATATCCCCGGCCGTGGCTCTTGTGCCCGCCGGAATAACAACTGCGAAAGACAAAGTCGCCGACAACGTGAACTGAAGCGTCGTAACTGCGGGCGAAGCGTCAAGACGCTCAGTGAGAATATCCCTGCCCTTTTCGTCGAGATTCCCGCCCCGTGCGTGCTCAATGAAATTCTGAGCAAACGTGTCATTTACTGACACCTCGAGCCCTGAAACAACTCCTGCCAGTGTTATCATAAACAAACGGGCAGGATCAGCCGTCCCGAGTGTCCGTCCCGACTTCGTTTCAAATGCGTTGATATACTCAGTCTTCTTTGCTTCAACATCGACTTTGATTAATTCAAGACTGCTCATTTATCACCTCAAACTTTACTATCGGTATAAGCTGTCCGGCCATCGTGTCTGCTTTCTGCGAGAACTCAATGCTCGTGACTTTCGCTCTGGGTTCATACTTTTCAATAGCGTCAAAGATTTCCGCACGCATAGCAGCAATAGCAAGGGGCATCGGGCGATCTATCAGCGTCGCACTGATGCCGAACTCTCTGTCTGTGAGCACAGAGCCTTTCAGTGTGCCGAGGATCATTCTGATGTTCTGTGCGACCTCTTCAGCCGTCGTTTCCGGCATTATACTTACGCTCATACGTACTCCTGCAAACTGACAGATACAGACGCACGGGCGATTTCGCCCTTGTTCATGATTTCGTCAAACGTATCAGACAGATTCGTAATGAGAAACTTCCCGAATGACTTATGCCCCACTCGCAAAGCATTAACCTCTCCGGCCGTCATCGCCGCATGCAGACGATCAACGCAATTCATGGGCACAACGCCCATTTCAACACTGAAAACCATGTCGAACGTCATCTTATAAAGTCCACGCCCGAGAAACTGTGTCTTATCAAGCGAGTTGACGAGGCTGTGGCTCTTTGTTTTAACCTCGACGTCACGCTTGAGATTAGTGAACGTGTGCATGTAGTCCGCAGAAACTTCGAATAGTATTTCCGATCCCCAAGAACCTATCATCTTGCCACTCCTGAAGTTTTATCGCCGCTCTCCACTCCGCCGTGGACGTGCTCATCAAGACTCACTCCCTCGTCTGTTGCAACGTCTGTCGCTTGCATACGACCGTTGACCTTAACAGCGTTTGCACCGCCGCCGGACACCACAAGCCCATTTTCGATAGTGACCTTTCCGGTAAATGTGCTGTCCGGACAATCAACTTTCAACGTCGGGCATGTCAGCTCGACCTTGCCGTCAACTTCGGCGATAAGATCGCCCTTAACTTCTGCTGTCAGCTTATGAGCATTGCGGTCATACTCGATCGTCGTGCCGTCTTCGAATTTCATATGATATTTGTCCTTGTCAGAAACCGGAGGCGTATCTTCATCGCTGTAAAACGAGCCAATGACAAAGCCGTTTTCAAGCCCTGACGCTAAAAACATGCAAAGCACCTGTTCGCCCACGTCCGGCAAAGCATAAAACTTGTTTTTGTGGGCGTACATCTGGAGCACAGGCAGCCAGTTCGAGACCATTTCGTCAGCGTCGTTAAAAACTACCTGCACTGCCGCTTTCGCAACATCAACTGCGGACACGATGCCCACACGAGTCAGATTGCCGACAGTGTCCTGCAATTCTTTCAGTTCGCTATGATCAATCATGACTTATGAGCCTCCAGCGAACACGTATAGCCACCATCTTTGCCAAGACTATGCGTAACTTTATCAACAAAATATTTACCGCTGAAATGTCCGAATCCGACCATCTCAGCACGAAACGAAGCCCGCAGCCTCGGATTTCCCATGCACGACACCGTGCAAGTCACTTCGTGCTTGTTTTTCTTGCGCAAAGCGGCTTTGGCCTTCTTTTCTGCGTCGGCTTTGTTTTCTGCTCTTATGTTGATGTTCAGCTCCTGCCCGCTTTTATTTGAGCTGTCGCTGACTTCATGACTCTCTGTCTTCTTAGACTTCGGATTGTTGTATCTGACCTTCGCCTTGCTGTATGTGTCGTCAGTTTTGCTCCGGAATGATGCCGTTTCGATTGTTTTTGGCGTATACTGATGAGTCGGGACTTTCAGCTTATAGTCGTCCTCGAAATAGACGACCAGCGTCTCTTCGCTGACTTTCACGTGATGAGCGTATATATCAAGCGCACGTTTCAGAAACGTCAGGTCTGATTCGTCTCGCTGATCATAGCGCATAGCTCCCATGTTCATCTGGCTGTGCCAGTAAAATTTCAGACCGTTCTGACTTGCGATCTGCTTCGCAATGTCTTTCAGATTCATGCCTTCCCACGCTTTTGTCCGTTTTGTTTTCTTCAGCCCTGAGCCCAGCGGAGCGGAAACACCTTTCATACTGATAGTATTCGGATTGTATGAACACTCGACTTCGTCGATCTGAAACGAGCCGCAATAGAGCGAGAGCTTCTCGCCCTCTTTGTTCCAGTGAAACGTGTCTATATATGCTTTCACTCTTGCGCCTTTGCCGGGAAACCACGACCCCATGAACTGCATTTCCGAGTCTTCGAGCACAAGCTCCATGTCGTCCATCTTTCCCGCAGCGTTGTCTGTAAAAGTAAAGCTGAGAACTTTTCCGGACACGTCCTTTGTGATGTTTTTCCCGTTATACATGATTCGTACTCTTGCATATCTTGCGTGGCTCATGACTCAGTGCTCCACGGCGGCAGATCTGCAAGCTCTGTAGTGTCGATGTCCGGCAGTGTCAGCACGACCCCGGCCGGGAAAACAACGACTGTGCAGTATTCCGGATTAGCTTCCATTAGCTTCGGAAAAACTTTTTCATTGCCGTATTTTCTATAAGCGATCATGTCCCACATATCGCCCGATATTGTTGTGTATGTCTTAGTCAAAGCTCACCCTCCGCTCTTTTTCTGCTGCTTTTTTGAGCTTGTTTGCAAGATCTTCGTTGTGTCCGGACTGAGCTGCTTTTATGCCCTCTACAGACCCGTCTTTAATGATGTAAGTCGGTGAACTCTTGATGGTTATATGAGTGACATTCTGCTGACCGCCGCCACCATGCGGGATTTTATACGGTGAGAGAGTCGGACGGCTCTGACCTTTCGACGGAGCTTTATCGGGCACTGATTGCCTGTTCGGTGCTGTAGATCTGATAGCCTTGCCGACTTCCGGCACTGCTTCTTCTTTTTTCTCGGTCTTATCGCCCTTCCCGAATCCGAACACTTTGCCGAATTTTTTAATAGCCCCGCCGATTCCATCAATCAGCTTCCTGAAAGGCTCCCATTTTTTATAGAGCAGTACACCGAGTCCGGCGACAAGAGCCAACCCTTTTATAAAAAGACCGAGAGGAGTCGTTGATAAAGCAAGACCGATGAGACGTGTGCCTAACGCAACAGCTCTCATTCCTGCTGATGCCCCCACAGCTTTGATGCTTGTGAGGCTCATCATTGCGCCGAGACGAGAAATAGACCGTGTCGCAAACATAGCTGACGCTGCTTTCGCTCTGACAGCTGTCGTATATATCCATGTGCCACCTGCGGCGGCTTTTGCTTTTATAGAAGTAAAACTCAAAGTATTGCCCAGAAAACTGATGCTTCTGCTTGCCCAGCTTGCCTGCATACTTGTGCCGATGAACGCCATCCTTGTGTAAACAAGTCCCGTCCGCATGATATTTAATGCGTAACCCAGAGCCACTACAGCCGAGAAGCCCACCCCTAAACCGATTGCAAGCCCAAGCACTACTTTTGTAAGTCTGGGGCTCGTTGCCGCAAGATCGCCGAAACGGACAGCAACGAAGCTGATAGCTCCGAAAACTGTCGCAAGCGGCGGTAAAAGCATATCCCCGAGGACATAACCGATCTCTTTAATAGAGTTTTTCATTTGAACAGAAGCAGTTCCGGCAGTGCTCATCTTACGCTCATATTCCGACTGCATCGATCCCGCATACTTTGTTTTGTCGGCAACGAGTCCCATCGTTTTCTGAAACTCTTGCATGTTGCCCATCATACCAGCGATAGGGCCGACGGATTCTTTCCCGAAAAGCTCCGCCATCGTTGCGCCACGTTCAGCATCTGAAAGTTGATTAAGAGCTCCGAAAAGCTCCATTATCGCCCCGACTCCGTCTGTCTGCATGCGCTCTGCCATGCTTGACGCATCGAAACCGAGCTTCTCAAATGCTTCTTTCTGCGAGCTCGTTGCGGCCTCGCCGGAAGTCATGGCGAGAATAAAGTTTTTCTGAGCCGTAGCAGCCATTTCGGTGTTAGGTGCGGCGGCATCAAAAGCCGCTGAAAGAGCGGCTATCTGGTCTGTTGCAAGGCCTGTTGTCGACTTCAAAAGACCGCCGTTTCGCTGAAGTATATTTGTTATACCGGCGGCTGACGATGCAGTGTTATCACCGACGTAGTTTATCGCATCTCCGAGTGAGCCGATCTCGTCAAGAGAGAGACCCATCGTCGCTTTAATTTTTGATATAGAGCCGCCCGCCTCGTCTGCTGACAAGCCAAAAGCTGTGGCCATTTTCTCAGCTGTCGATGCAAACTTTATCGCATCGTTTTTCGCCATGCCGATCATCCCTGCTTCTGCAACGAGCTTCGCAACACCCTCTGCCCCAAGCAAAGAGGAACGGCCTATCTTACGGACTTCCATTTCCATTTCGTGCATGTCGGCAGCAGTATCAAGCCCTTTGACGTTTTTTGAAACGTCGAGCATGAAATCCTCTTTTTCCATGCTGAGTTTAAGCGGTATAGAGAGAGTACCGACAGAAGCCGCCGCACCGATGACAAGGCCGTTTAAACGACTGCGCTGTTCAGACAGAGTATTTCTCGTCTCAACCAACGCTCCCATTTTCTCCTTTCTTGCTTTCTGCTTCGCCATTGTCTCGCCGAGCTTTTTCTGCTCTGCGTCAAGATTTGCCGTGTCAACTTTTGCTTTCTTCAGTGCCTCGCCAAGTTCGCCGACCGACTTTGTCTCTTTTCTGATTGTGCTCTCGAACATGTCGACATCTGTCGTGGCCTTTTTGTGAGCTTTTTCAAGCTCTTTAAGCTCCGGCGTGACAGCAGAAAGTTCTGACTTGGCTTTTGACAGAGCAGTCCTTGACTCGTCGAAACGCAGCTTGCTCTGCGCAAGCTCTCTGTTTGCCGCCGACAAAGCATTTTTCAGCTCATCTGTGGGGGTATCGGTGTTCTGTAGTTCTATTTTGAGAGCAGATACACGGTTGCGCACCTGCTCATAATTCGCTTTTGATGCCGACATTTCAGCGTCGGCGGACTTGACAGCCGTCTCAAGAGTTGAATATCTGGATCTTATCTCTGTAAGACGGGGCTCGAGAGCCGAAAGATCAGAGCGGGCTTTATCAAGCCCGCCCTTGTTCTTTATGAGCGATTCGTCAAGACTGCGCAGAGTATCCATCTGCTTCATAGTCTTGCCGAGTGTGCCGATGTTTGCGTCCAGTGTCTTGACTTTTTCTTCGACCGTGCCTATAGTAGTTTTAAAACCACCGCCGAGGACAGCACCTATGACAAAACTGACACCTAATTCTTTCATAATGCCTGTCTCCTATCTTTTAACCTTCGCATTCGGCTATTATCTTCTTGCCCCCGTTTATGCTCTTGCCGGAAACACTCTTGAAGACAAAATAGCAAACGTCCTCTTCGGTCTTATCATGGGCTTTCTGATCATGCTGCCCGTTAAGTTTGCAGTTAAAACGGCTTTCAGCCTTTTTGCTCATCTTTCAAGACCTTGAAAGCCGTCTCATACCATTCGATAAATTCCTCTTCATCCATCTCCAGAAAAAAAGGAATCGGCGTTTTCGTTATTCTTGAGAGCTGGACGACGCAGTATCTGATGTCTTCAAATTCTCGCCGTCTGCCCTGAAAAAACTCTTATAAGCATCCTGAAACGCTTTATAGTTGTTGAAAGGCATCTTTGCAAAATCTTCGTACTTAACTTTACAAAGATGTGCGAAGAGAAATGCCTCCTGCTCACCGTCTGTCTCGCCCATTCTCGATGCTTTAACCTGATCTCCGACAAGAGGCTTGCGCATCGTCAGCTCGGAACATTCTTTTTTGTCAAACTCATGGGGTTCACGCAGTTTAACGATTACTGTTTCTTTGCTCATATCAGTTCACTCCGAGTATTTTTCTGTAGTTTTCGAGATAGTCTGTACCGTTCATTTTATAAACGTAGTTAGCAGGATCTATCTCAACGACTTCCTCATCGTCGATTGTGATTTTCAGGCTGTGCACGGAAAACTCATACTCAGCGTCCATATTGCTGCCTGTGGCAAACTTGCCGACAGGGGCTTTAGTGTTTTCTGCATTAATGCGGATAACCTGGCCGGTCTCTGTGTACTCCGTCTCCCCTTTGTCGTAGCTGATGATTACAGCTCTCAGCTCGATCTCCTGATTGCCGGGTTCAGCAAGCTCATACGTCAGCCCGTTTGTTGAGCTGAACTTGATCTTTGCTGTCATAGCCTTTAAAGACCTTGTAACAAAGTCAACCTCGCCCATGACTCCCGCAAGTTTCTGAGTTTCTTTCATCCTCTCAATCTCGGGAGCAGTAAACTCTGCCACACCGAGCATGCTTGTGTCGCCACGATAGACGATGAAAGCATCAACAGGGCCGGAAAGAAGATTGTTATTTTTTCCCACTGGATACCTCCGTTAAAACAGTGACTGTGAATACGCAGGGTCGTATTCGATGTCGAAACAGATATCTCCGGCCGCTGAAGCAAAAGACATCCAAACTTTAAAAAGCATCGCTCCCGACATCAAACTCGTTACCGGATTCTGAATCGAATTGAACTCAATACGTCCCCCGAGAATTTTCTGCGCTGATGTCAGTCCGTTCAGCTTCCTGTTCTCTGTGTCAAGAATCCGTGTAACGAGACGTTTCGTCAGCGGCTTGTCAGCATCTTTCCAGAACCTTCTGATCAGATTTGTCTGTTGCCAGAGAAACATCTGCCGACCGACTATCTGATAATCTTTAACATCACCGCTGCCGGGATATGCAGAAGTAGAGTTACCCCAACAAGTCCAGCCGTTCTCGAAATTCAGCGCAGTAACGATACCGTTGCTGTTCAGATAGTTAGCTTCTGTCAACTCAAGAGAAACCTCTTTGTCGTTGATGTACATCGAATCCATCTTGTAGTTTTTGTTAGAAGGTGATTCGTGAGGGATACCTTGATTACCAGCTGTGATAGAATGAGTCAGTGAGCAGAACTGAGTAGACTGACGATATCTCTTATCAGACAGTCCGAGCGTGCCGTAGCAGAGTATCAACTCGGGGTCGACAAGATTATTGTCGTTTTTATAAGCCACTGCATCGCTGTACTTAGTTACGATTTTGTCGGGGATATCTGCGACAACATAACACTTGAAAACCGTGTTGATACTTGATGCTTTCGCAAGCGCAACCGTAACAACGTCGTTCTGATACCACCCCGGAGTTGCGATCATGCCGGGAACAATACGATACTTAGTGTAACAGTTGTCAATCTGAGCAAAGCCTGTGCGTACATTTGATCCAGCATCAACACCGCCGATTATATCGTCTGCTGTCACAAGAGTGGGGTCTCCGTACACATACGATACCGACACTGTGCCACCGCCGGGGATAGACCCGGAGGAAATCCGGCTTATTACGCCGTCGATTCTGTCCACGTCATAGTCTGTCCCTTTTACATATGTCGTAACCGAATCCACGCTTTTTACAACGGGATCAGCAAGCAGACCGTCATTAACGAGAGTCGCAATACCTTTGGTGTTAAAAGTCGCCGCTTCGGCATCGACTGTTGTGCGATGTACAGCGGGGTCGAACACGTTTATCATCAGCAAAGGCGCAACAGCATACGCCTGAAACTGCGAATGTATCATTTCTGACAGCGTGTACTTTGACCAGTCTTTGTCGTAGCCGAAATACTCCACTGCCTCTGCATATGAAAAACAGAGTTTAGCTGTATTGACAGCCCCGGTATATCCCTCCGCAATTTTGTGTACGGGGGCAGTACCGACAACAACGGGGACGCTGGCTTCCATCAGCAGCGGAGTCAATATACCCGTTGCGCTTTCGATTGTTCTTACGCCGTGAAAAAAACTTCCCGACATCTTAAGCCTCCTTGAGCTTCTTTATAGCTGCTGTACATTTCCTGACGAATGCCGCAGACTGCACTGTCGCCCTGTATTCAGAAATGGGCAAAAACATAAAATGCATATGCTCCGGCACTCCCGCAGGAATACCGCAATATGTTGTACCCTTACTGATGCCCAGAGAGACTATCGTAGGGCCTCCATAGATTTTTTTGGCGGGTTTCTCTGCAAGCTCTTCCTGCTTTACATCCGCCACAGTTTCTGTCACGTTCTCATCGACGACGGGCGTGTTTGCCGCCTCGTCATCTGAGGAAAAAGTCTTTCCCGAATTTTTTCCCATATGCGTTATCCTCCGCTTCAGTCGTTTTTCTTTCTATGTGCGACTCATATGCAACCTCAATCACCCCGTAAAAAAACGGAGATGGCTGCGAGTTATTATCGAACAGTTTCCATTTTATTTTTCCGATTCGCTTGAAAGCATTGCCGACTATCCTGTGCTCTCTCAGAACCTGCTTGACTCTGCTCATAAGCAGCATTACGGCCATATTACCTTCGGAGAGCTGCTCAAAAGTCCCTGTTTTGTCTATTGCCAAATGAACACAGCAACTTATAGCAATGTTCACAGTTTCTTTCTCTCCAGTGTCTTCGTCTTCGCCATCCAGAGGAAAGAACACAATAAAAGGAAGTTTCTCGCCCGTTGTTTTTCTTGGCGGGAGAGCGTATTCGTAAAATGACAAGGGCTTATACTCGCCTTTATTGTCCTCTTCTCTGCAATCGTTTAATAAGTTCTGAAACAGTTTTTTCAGTTCTTTTGTCAGTTCTGCGTTCATTTCCCGAATCCTATGCGACCCTGATGCCCGAGCTCGGCAGACAGAGAAAGGTTCTGGTAGAACCTGCGTTTTACATACTCTTCCATTACAAACGGCTCAACCGACTCCAGAACCATCTGCGGAACTGACGGCCCTGTCAGATGCGTGATCTGCCCGCCGTATCTCCCGATGCGCTTGTAAACCCCCATGCCTCTGGAGGGCATATCTGCTATGAAAGCCCCGGCAAACATAGTGCGAGCTTCCGTCCTTTTTATCTGTGCAGAAACGCCGATCTCCGGACGTTCGGCCAGACGCTTATAACGAGTGGTCGGGTTCGGGTCTAAGTCGTAAAGCGGGATGTGACGGCCGGAGATAGTTATCATGCCACGGGGGCGAGACTGTGATGCCTTTCTGATCTGCGTACTGACTTCTTTTGATGGGACATTATATGTTGCCGTGACTCTGCGGCGCAGTTCGCCCGCAAGCTCCTCAACAGTCGAATTGACATGCTCGGGCAGCACAACCTCAAGCCGATGCTCATAGAGCTTCAGAGCGGCAGTTATGTCAGCCATGTCAGATGAAACATCAAAATGCAGACTGCTTGTCTGCTTTCCGTATGTTCCGCCGATCCGTTTCATATGTTCTGCTCCAGATTGACGACGTGAACGCCGAGAGCGTAGTCAACGTCTTTAACAGTCCACGCCTCGTCTCCGAGATACATAATGCTCTCAGAGACGGGAGCGGACGGCATATCTGTTTCTCTGATGTGCAGAGTCTTCGTCCTTGTGTTTGACTGATGCATTGCATAGTTGCCGTATTCGCTCCCTGCTTTTTTCGCAGTGGTGCGAATGTCATGGACTACCATGTCAACGTCATTGATGCGCAGGATGACTGCCATCTCATCAGCATCAAACACAGCGTCAATGTCTTCCTGCATCAAGTCCCTGAAACTCATCCCAGTTTCGCCTCGATCGCCGTCACGATGTCATCGTCAAGCGTGTTCTTTGTGCTCGACGCAAGTTTTTTAAGGCCTTTAACTACAACGACTTTGACAACCTCTTCGGATGCCAGAGCCATACCGACACGGACGAGCACAGAGCCCGCAGGGTTAAGCAGTGTCAATGCGAGTTTTTTCAGCATTACGCCCTCCTGATTGTGAGCTTAAATTTGTCTTCGCCCTTCATGACCGCCATGAAATCGGCGACTGCGGGTTTGCTGTTCAGCACCGCACGTTCCCCGTTTAACACGCCGACATTGCGCCCGAGCAGGATACAGCCCTGCGTGTGATCGTCTGTGTTCCCGGCGTGGATCAGAATGTCAGAACGATTCGGAACGTTCGCAACCATGAAACATTCGCCGTATTTCGGCGACTTGTGCCTGACGACTTCGTATGTCCCGGTCGGGATGCACGAAACGTTCTTTTTGTTGTCTGCATATTCGTCTTCGAGGGTGAACCCCAAGACTGCACCGTCGATCAGCAATACGCCGATAGTGTGCTCTTTACCGTGTTCAACCCTTATCAATTCAGCATTTTTCATATGCTCTTCCTCCGTGATTTTTTGCGCATTTCAGCTCAACTTCCCGTGTCCGGGTGAAAAGTTCGGTATTTACTTTCTCCTGCGCTGTGTGGTCTTTGTCGTATGTTTCCTTTGCTACAAACTCTTTGTCCCTGTCACGCAGGTCTTTGATATCACTGCGGAGCGGAACAAGTATCAGCACATTAACAACTGTCATTGATGTCCCGATAATTCCAATAACTGTACCTGCGTCCATGTTTTACCTCTGTACGACGTTATCCGAAGCCCCCGACCGGAGTCGGGAGCGACGGGCAAAACCGTTATTCAACGGGGGGAGTGAGGAAAGCGGCAATTATATCTGCCTTCTTTTTAAGCCCTTCGATTTCAACGCCTCTGAGAACTGCAAGGCTCTTGAGCTCATCGACAGAGAGCTTGTCAAGCAGCTCTGCTGTAAGCTCTGTGTCGGCGTTGATACTGTTAAGCAGTGTTTCTTTAGCGGGAGCGGGTGTCTTTGTTGTCTTTGTCTTTACAACTGCTTTTTCTTTGATTGCCCCGAGTTCAAGCAGACGCTTTGCGTCTGCGGCGGATATCTCAGTTATATCTGAGCCGACGGGGTATATTTTGTTGTCGTGATGCACTGTTTTTTGAGCTACGTACACGTTACACCTCCATGTAAGCCGTGGTGTCGGGTTCACCGAGAACCATCAGCGGTGCGGCGTTTACGTCAAGAAACTCACGGACGGGCTGTCTGTCTGTCACAGTATGAGATACGACTCTGCGCAGACATTCGATTGCAACAGCACCGTTTCTGCTGACGGGAATTCCGCCGTAGAACGTGTGGTTTTCTGCCTGTTCGTTGAACATCAGGACGCCATTTGCGGGGATGTATTTTTTGTGTGTGTTTGTGGCAGGATCAACATATCCGGCGGTATATTTGAAAATATCGCCGATGCCGGGGACGAATGCGACGTGCTTTTCAGCGTCTCCTGATTCTTTCAGCGTAAGCTGTCCGGCGGCGTAAACAGACTTGCTCATTACGTCTTTTGTCTTCGCATCAAAAAGGAATTTATCGAGAGCTTCCTCGCCCAGATAATAGCAGCTGGGTGTCATATATCCTTTTTCAGCGACGAGCTCTGATGTTGCGAGCAGAGAGTTGTACGCACTCACTCCGGACTGACCCCAGCGGGCTGAGCCGGAAAGGATGATAGTCAGTTCTTCGGCTCTGCGGTAGTCGATCTTGAACGAAAGAGCTTGTCCCGCACCGTCAACTCCCTTGAGTGTCACAACACCCCACTTGAGGAGTTCTGCTGCCATGTACTCCTCTGTGCGTGCGATACGATCATCTATGTCTTTCGTATCGTCTATGATGCGATTGTAAAAGTTTCTGTAGTCCTGTTCCGTGAACTCAGATTTACCCGCCTCAAGCTGTCTGAAGTAGTCGTTTATATCTGTTTCGGCAGCATTGCCGACCATGGGTATCTCGACATGGATTCTTTCCATGCCGTCTCTCGTGATCACAGGGTTGCCCGTCAGAACATCAACAAGAGGAGCAAGCCTTTGGCCGTTCTTTCTGATGTCGATACGCACTTTTCTAGTGCCGGGGTAATTTGCGTTGTCGTAGTGGAATGCTTTTCTCGCAAGAGTCAGCCCTCTGCGGGTGCGTGCGGAAACTACCATTCCGATACGTGTCATTTCAGGAAATTGAGCCATTAGTCCACCTCGACTATATAGATTGATTGTTTGCTCAGAGGCTCCCAGACTGTTGCGTGAGAATGCCCTGTGCCGTAGATAAGTCCTGTTTCAACAACAGATCCGGTTATCATAACCAGAGCCTCTGTGTCTTCTGATTCCGCTGCCGCATCTTCGAGAAGTACGACCACGGGTGTCTGGCTTCCGTCGCTTGCGGCGGCCGCAGACAGTTTGTACTTTCCGGTCGCTGTCACTTTGCCAAGGACTGCCCCACGCTCAAGATTTGCTCCGGCGGCGATCGTTACCGATACAACGTGATAAACGAACTTACCGCTTATCAGCTGTTTGTCTTCGAATGTCTCTCTTGTTACTGCTTCTCTGGTGCTCATACTCTACCCCCTGTCAGTTTTTCAAATGCGGCGGCTTCGGCTTTAGCTTCTGCAACAGCAGCAGGAGACTTTTCCGGAGCGGCCGGATCAGTATCTGAAGGCGGAAAGGGCTGAAGACTGCCGAGTTTCAGCTGCTGAATAGCATTATTTCCGTTTCCGTTCTGTTTTTTCTGGTGCTGCACGATCTGCATTGCAACAGACTCGGGTGTCTGGTTCGGATCTTTCAGAGCGGCTTCGATGATCTCTTCGCAACCTGCAATCGCAAGTGCTCTGATGCCGTCCTGTCGTTTCATTTCTTTCTGTACGCCATCCGCAGCGGCGGCGGCGTAAACATCTTTGTGCTTTTCTTTAAGTTCAGTGATATCCATGATGTTGTTGTCCTCCGTATTCTTTATGTTCAGCAACTCGTTCAGAGTGGATATTCTGTCTGCGAGCTTATTCTCAACAGCTTTCGACGCTATCAGCACATTGCCGCTGTCCCCGGCTTTGATAACTTCGTCAGCTGTCATTTTTCTGTATTCAGCAACGGCATTGATGAAAATGTCGGCAAGATCGTCAGCTCTCTGCTGATAGATCTTTTTACCCTCGTCTGTCTCGAGAGTAAGGCTCTTGTTCGGGCTTTGCTTTGATGTGACAGTTGCGATAAAGTCACCCATTTTAAACATGCTGATAACAACACCGATGCTCCCGAGCTGTCCCGTGCGTGTTGTCACTATCTCCGAGCATGCGCATGCAAGCCAGTAAGCCGCACTGGCGCACACTCCCGACACAAAAGCTGTGACCTTTTTTGTTTCTGATATTTTACGGATATATGCGGCAGTCTCGTCTATGCCAACGGCAGCCCCGCCGGGGGAGTCTATTTCAAGAACGATTTCGCTAACTTCCGGAGACTTGACAGCGTATTGCAGTTTAGCCCTCAGAAAGTTCATGCCGGTGTACATCGTACTTTCCCAGTATCTGTAGGGGGTAAGCAGTCCGGCGACACGAATAACCGCACGGCCGTTGATTATATCGAGGTCTTCGACTACGACCCCGTCAGTAAACGTTACTTCTGAGTGTGTTGATAAAAGCGTATGCACTGCTTCCGCAGTTGCATTGTCACTCGTCAGATACATGTGCATTTTTGTCCTCCAGTTCTTTGTCCATCTCTTTTTCACGCATGAGCTGATTGTGGACATCGTCTATGTTGCCGCCGTCGCCCTGTGCTATCTCCCGCTCTCTTGTGCTTATTTTGGCATCAATGCGTGTTTTAGCGGCTTGAGCCTCTTTGTTTTCGTCAAGCGTACCCTTCGGCGGGCCTATCCAACGAGCCGACGACCAGAGACGGCGTTTAAAAGGATCGTTGATGTATCCGGGAGCTTCTATTCTGTTTTCCGCTACCTCCTCGAACAGCCAACGCTCATAGATGGGCTGTACAAATTCGGTGGCAAATATCTCACGCAGTGACACATAAAACTTGTATGCTTCGTGCATCGCCCCTCTGGACGCAGAGTATGAACGTCCGAAAGCCTTCACTAAAACTTCATATGGGATGTTCAGGGCCATGGCGATTTCACGCCAGAGCGCATCGACAAATGCGCCATATCCGCTGTTCGGGCGATCGGACTTGATGTCCTGAATCTCTTCGCCATGTTCCAGATCTATCTGCGTGCCTTCCGTTATCTTCAGATCACGACTGCTCTCAGTTTTTGAACCGCCGCTCTCGAAGAGATCAGCAAACCCGTCGGGAAGGCCTCCGCCGTCTTTCGGAGCTTTTTTAAATGCCAGGACGAGCATCGACGTTATCACCGCAGCACCGAGCTCTGCGTCTGAGTATTTTTCAAGTTTCCGAAGGCGGGAGATTATCCCCTGAATAAAAGGCAGTCCACGGCTCTGGCCGACCATCTTGTCGACAAAACTGTGAACAATATTACGGAGTCCAAGGGGGTGGTATATGTCGAGCTTGCGCACGCCTGTTTCGTTTTGAACAACTATCTGAACGGGCATGCCGTTTTTGTCTTTGATTATTCCGGAGTTGCTGAAATCTGACTTGACCTTTGTCGGGTCTATCGTGTTTATGCGCAGAGAGGAGATGCTCCCCATGCGCTCGAGATTCGTCAACAGAGCGAATGCATCGCCATCGACAAGCATTGAGCGAAAAGCGTTGCGCTGTATCCCGTAAAAACTGCGCTTATTCTCTATGTCCGGATCTGTGCTTCCCGCCCAGATCTGGAAGCGACGCATTGTTTCACGCCGCCACGCAAGAGCCTCTTTTTTCGATATGCCGAGCAGCTCATGATCGAGCGAAATGTCGAGCTTCAGCCCTGTCCCGATAACGCTTGTCACAATGTTTTCGATGATGCCGCCCGCTATATCGTTATTGCAGAGATAACGACTGCGCTCTCGAAGAGTCGGGAGATCGGAAAGTATCTGCTGATCAGATGTGCCTGTGAACGTGATCCAGTTCCGGCCGAATGCCTCGGACGTTGATGCGCCCTTGAACGGGGAGATACTGTTTCCGGTCGGAAAAGAAACAACCGTGCCCATCAGTATGTCAACCTGTGGACACGGCGTTTGCGTGGAGAGTGACTGTCGACTATGTTAGAGTAGTATGTGATTTTTTCGGTGATAACAGCGGCATCGGCTCTTGTGTATGTTCTGTCGCCGATTCTGTATTCCTGATTTTTTGCAACGGCTTCGTCGGCTTTAAGCCAGATGTCGAGCATTGCCTGTGCTTTTTCTATCGTTATTGCCATGTTTGCCGCTCCGTATGATGCAAACATACAGCAAATAATCACAGTGCCCAGCAAACCTAGCGAACATGATAAAGATGGGAAATATAGTTAAAAACGGCGAACTATTTTAGCAGATTTACCACCGCACAGGAAGGGGAACGGAGGGGGATTTCCCCCACGAGAAGGGGAAAGAGGTGTTAAAAAAAAAAGCGGGGATTCAATCCCCGCTATTTCCGAGTCTTTGAGTTATTCTAAAGATTATTCAGCTCAATTGCTTTTTTGAGATCTGCCATTGTCCAGCCTTGTTTTTTTTCTTGAGTTGATACAATAGACATGTCAATGCGTCCTGAAAAAGTTGACTTTATCCATGTATTCCACTCTGTGCGTCGGGTTTTTGTGATCTCGGGTGTCCAATTTTTTGCAAATTCAATTTTGTCAGCTTCGATGAGTTTTTCGACAACTGCATCAATAGCATTGTCGTAGGGTGTCGGCATCCCATGATCAAAGCCTTCGTAGAATTTGTTAATGTATTCTCTCTTTTGTGCTTCAAGCCTTTTAAGTTCGTTTTTAAGATAGTTATTTGTTTTCATTTTTTTCTCCCGTGCCCCACTCTTGATAAAGCAAATATACCGTACTTTGTTCGGGTTGTCAACAGGGGAAATGAAAAAAGTGAAAAAATTATTCACCGCCGACGAACACCGGAGCAATCCACTTATAAACAAACTTACTCCGTCCCTTTTCCGTCCAAAACCCGTGATAATGCGCTCTCCGCAGGTGCGGTCTTTTCTTGCCCGCAAATTCAGAGTTATCTATCTTTTCTTCGTATTCTCTCAGTTTTTCGCCTATCACTGTACCGACTTTAAACACCACTGGCTTTTCAGCCGGGAAAAACTTTTTGCCGCCTTTTGTGCTCTTGGGTTTTGCATATCCCGATTTTCCTTTTTCACGACCAGAGTCGAGTTCTGGCTCGTTCGAGCAAAGATACAAGATGGCGGAAAGTATCGGACTGAGATATTGTGCAATCTCGTCTCTGTGCGCTTCCCACGTTTTATTATTGATTAGTTTCAACGCTTTAAAATTGCCAGCACTATAATCGATCATGCCCTGTATTGCGTCTTTGACATTACCTTTTTCGATGTGCAGCGGTAACGAAATCAGCCCGTCGACATCCGTGTCAAGCAGCAGTCTCAGTTCCGGTTTTTGCGTTTTTACATCATATTCAAGAGACGCAAAAAAACCGAAAAGAACATTGTTAAACCATGCGGCAAAAGGAGTTTTTATATAAACGCACCACTCAGGCAGTCGATACAATACATCAACAGGGAGCTCATCTGTCATTTCCGTTTTTGCAAGCTCTGCATAAAGCCACGGGTCGAAGTCATAATACCCCTGCGAATATCTCCACGTCCCCACTGCTGCTATTTTTGCGACTTCGGCAGACTGCTGGGGAGAAAGAAAATCAACAGCAAACCTGTTCGAAACGATGGAGTACCAAGCTGCAACAGGCAGGAAGCACCATTCCGGCCAGTCCGGCAGACCTGCGCCTTTATCACTGATAAATATATTGATGTTTTTATTTAAGTCTTTGTAGTCTTTGGTTATTCCGTTCATCAACTCAACTGGTCTCAGCATGTAGGCCCTCGCTTTCAGATATTTTTTTTGGTCTCGTCTAGAAACTCGTTGATCAGCCTGTCGGGATCAAGCCCCAGCTCTTTGATTTTATGCCGCAGAACAAGAAGCATCTTGTCCGAATCCTGCATATCACGCTTACTGTTTGATTTTTCAGCAGCGAGATACTGCTCAACGGCACGAACGCTTTTTCCGATAGCGTCAGCCATCTTCTGATTTGTAAGTTTCGTTGCGCTTTTTATCTCCGCAGCACTCATTTCTATTTTCATCTGTTTACCTCTATGTTACACTTTAAATATGTCAGGGGCGGTTGCTCCCGCCCCTGTGGATTTAAACAAAAGTTTTCTGAGAAAGGCGGCTTACTGGTCGCCTTTTTTAATAACTCATTGGCACTACTGTTTTAGGGCTGTACGCACGCACGAGTGTTATGTTTTTATCGGGGAAAATAGGTGCTCCTGTTGAGCCTGTTTTAAAATAAGCATCTATTGTGGCTTTATCAGCATCTTCGACACTGCACACCCACCCGTCCTGATGTCTCGGTGTCCATACAAACTCTGTCCCTCCTATTGTACTGATTTCATTCCCGCCGTTGCTTTCGCCTGTCCTGTTTTTGATTAATCTGCTAAGTGTTATTATTTTTTTACCCTCAGCTGTCATCATTGTTATCTGTTTTGTTTCCATTTTGTCCTCCTGTTTTTGAGCTTGTCTGCTCTTGACAAAGTAAATATACCGTACTTTGTTCGGGTTGTCAATAGGAAAAATGAAAAAGTTGCAGAAAAAAAGTGGGGTCAATGCCCCGCTTTATCTACATTTCTTCTGGATTAAAATTGATAACGACCGAGATTTCGGATACATCGGGCAATAAAAACACGTCGTAACTTATAGCATCCCTGCCCTCTGAATATCTTCTCGTCTCAACTACAATGCCTTTTGTTGAAACATGTTTCGTCGTTTCCAGAATCTCATTTCCGCTCACAGTTATATCAGTATCACGGCTCATATTTCTCACCATTTCAGAAAAAAGGTCTTCGACGAAATCATTATAAGATCTGCTTCCTCTAGCACACATATTTTATGCCCCCGCTTTGCGATCGTTAAACTCTGATACAATCTCCTGCATTCTCTGAAACGGGTCTTCGCTTTCGGGCAGAATCAAGCCCACGGTCTCAAGAAAATACTTGTCATTAGATAAAAGCCCTCTCAAGAGATAAGCACCTTCCCTGTCTAAACAACAGCTATAACTATCAAGGCTCGTCATTGCGAGATAGCGCATATACTCTTTAATTATTTGTATCTGGACTTCATTGAAGCCGAAACTTGCGGCATGTATGCAAAATTTTTCTTCATGCGCCGCAACCTCTTTTGTGATTGCTGCCATACCTGTAGACGGGAACAATTCTTTAAGACTTAATCCCCGTTTCCCCATTTTTCCGGCGTTAAAAAAATCAATGGCTCGTATGCCGGAAGAGACAAACATCTTTTTCGCCATTTTACACCTCACGCTCTTTTTATACCACGGAAGCCTTGCATTGTCTCTCCGTTTTCTATTGCGACATAGCCCGAGATGTCGCATCCGATGTAGCGGCCTGGGCTGAGTTGTGATCCAGTCGTCCGGCACTCAGTCCACGTCTGAACAACGTAGTTCCAGAGCACTGTCATTCGGCCACGGACACGACCGTCGTAGACAACATACAGCGTATCGCCGGGGCGCACATTCTTTACATTCGGAGGTACTCGAAAACGCTTTGTAAGCGGCTCTCTCTGCCCGTGCTCTATCTCAGCTTGAAATGCCGAAATCAAAGGCTTTGGCACTGTGATCATCCATTCATTTTGCATCTTTTCCTCCAATCTTTTCGACAGGCCAGTCAGCGGGCTCTGCCCACAGCTTTGATTCCCCATCCACTGCGACAACACAGTATTCGGGGTTATCGTGCATGCGCACAAACTCGCCGCAAAATGTGACGATAGGCTCAGCATCCACAGCATACGCTCTGAATATAAATCTATCGCCGGGGTTCAAGCTGTCTAAGCGCACGAGATTGTCAGTGCGGGCTTTTCTCTTAGCCGTCATGACTGCACCGCCATCAACGGCTCTACTCGTTTTTTAAGCTGCTCAAACATCAGGTCATGCGGCAGTACGCCACGGCAGAAATAAGCAGACGCAAAAGGCGCACCCTCGATTGTCTTTTCCATGCTTTCCGGATTATGAAACCCGCACCTCGTATCAAAAACAAGCATTTGCGCCCCCCCCCTGTTTGAATATTTCAAACCGTGCTTTCCCTTGCAAACTATTCAGAGGCAACAGCACGGCGAAAGGCTTGCCGAGTTCGTAAAGCCTCTTCAATACAGCATCTTTTTTTGAAAATGGAGGGTTGGTCACGATAACGTCATACTGCTCTGGCTCGTATTTAAAAAAATCATGTCCGGTATCGATATGGGAATTAATCACAGTGTTGCCTTTTTTGCGGAATAGCTGGACAAATGCACTCCAGTCTTTATCAAACGGACACCAGACAACAGCAGACCGGCTTACATATTTGACGATAGGTTCTACCGCATAAAACGGTGTGAACATTTCGTCAGACTGTGCGTCCGTGCTTGATGTCAAATGACCGATATTCAGGCTCATCCCTGCACCGTCTCAAGGTCTTGCATGTTGCCATAGATTTCGACATAGTTAGCGTTTGCCAGAGTTTCAGACATTGCCGGCGGAACACTATTACCGGCTTTTTCTACCTGCACTTTAGTGCTCAGTCTTCGCCCGTCCGCACCCTCTTCAATCTCGTACCATTCAGGGAATCCCTGACCACGGAAAAGCTCCCTCGGGAACAGCATCCGCAGCGTTATGTCAAGAATGAGATATGCTTCACCATCCACCCAGACTGGCCCTGCTTTGAAACAAACAGCAGTGACTGTAACAGCAAAAACAGTGTCGGATTTTCCCCAGAACCGAATTTCAGCAGAGATAAGCCCAAACCTGTCTTTGGTCGTCTGGGTTTTCATAGGCTGACGCAGATCAAAAGCCGAACCTGTGCCATAATATTCGATCATGCAGCTCACAGCCGCATGGTGTTGTCCTTTTGCCGAAACAGTCTGCATCGGCTCAGTAACGGGATAACCGATATTATCGCCACGCATTTTCGAGATAAACGGAACTGCAATTCCAGTGCCAAGCCTTGACGTGATAGCATGCAGAGGCTCGTCAACACCATGTCCTCGAAAACATTCGTAGCCCGCAGCAACATGATTGCTTTTAAAAACAAAAGCAGAAGCAAGCGCAGAATGTCCGCCTCCGCCGGCCGTAACTGTCGGGAGCGGCTCACGAACGTCTGCACCGACAGATTGCCCGAAATCCCGCTGAATATATGCCGTAGCCAAAGCAAACTTATTCCCGCCCGCAACCACAGTGCCAAGCGGTTTGTTGAGGTCTAAAACCCTCTGCTCTTTCCCCGGTGTTTCTCCGTAGCCCATTTGGATAAGAGTCGGGGCAACAACACTATGATGATCAATAGCCGTAATTGTGCCGATAGGCTCTGTTACAGATTGACCAACAATTCCTGTGTAGTGCTTCGCAAGAAATGGAGAAACTAGAGCCATGCCTCCGCCTTTCGGGCGGGCTGTCACATTCGGCATTGGCTTTTCTATGTTCACAGTTCCATCTTGATTTGAGCTGTGTTGAATATGCGTCAGGAAAGGACCTGCAACAGTTTCATCAGATTCAGCCGAGGTGTCATAATTGCCTGTGTCTTTGAGCCTGATTGTTGATCGCTTTTCGATAGAACCATCAGGCATACAGACGTATTGAATCTCAATGATAAAGGGGTCTGGATTGTTAAAAACATACTTTTCCATACCTTTTGCAACTCTACGAAGAGTGCTGCCTGCGAGAGGCCGTTTACACCTGAGCCCCCTCGCCTTCACCTCTTCGGGCGTTAAAAAGATTGAATGTCCCAAATCATCCCAGTCTATTATTTCCGCAGTAACCCGATACGGCTTAAGCTCTCCATTGATAACATCCCCGTGGTTAGATTCTGCGTGCGTCGCATCCGGCCACACAATCGGAAACCCGTCGCAACGGGCAATAAGAAAAAATCTCGTGCGTGATGTAGGTGCGCCGTAATCGCAAGCCGTCAACACTCTCCAGTCAACTTTATAGCCATAGCGGCGCAAGCTATGTATCCAAAGATCGAAAGAACGCCCTTTCTTTGTCTCGTCAGGAAAACCAGCATCATTAAGCGGACCCCATGTCTGTATTTCCGGCACGTTTTCGACAAAGATAATTTTAGGGCGGGCATATCTTGCCCACCAGGTGACAACATAAGGCTGAGTGCGCATTTGCTCCTCTTTCGGAACTCCCGCACGGGCACGGCTGAAATGTGTGCAACTGGGAGATGCCCAAAGAATATCAACAGGCTTCCCCTTTGTTGCCATAAGCGGATGAACCTCAAAAACATCACACTGATAATGCTGTGTTTCGGGATGATTCCTTGTATGCATAGCAATAGCATCAGCGTCATGGTTGATAGCTATATCCGGAGATTTACCCAGAGCCATCGCCATCCCGACCGAAGCCCCGCCTCCGCCGGCGAATAAGTCCACAACAAGTCCTCTTTCGTTCATCTCTTACCTCTTTTAACCCCATCTATAACGCCCCGACGGAAACACCCGCAAGCCCCCGCTTTGCCGATGCTCCGTTGTATTTCGAGGCGGGACAGAGAGGGCTATGCTCTCTGTTTGTTAGTCTTCCGGCCATTCCTCGATCGGCCATTCGTCATGGCTGAATGTCGTGTCGTCCCATGCTCTCATAGACACCTCCTCTTAAAACGGGATGTCGTCTTCATCTATGCCGACTGCGGGTACATCAAACGCACCGTCAGGCGCATTGCCCTTGTCTTTGCGACTGACGAACTGGATGTTCTCGGCGACAACCTCGTGCTTCGAACGCTTCTGCCCCTCATGCTCCCAAGTGTTATAGATAAGCCGTCCCTCGATCAGAAGCGGCATACCCTTTGCGACATACTCGCCGCACATTTCGGCAGTCTTGCCGAAAACTGTTATGTCGATGAAACAGGTCTCTTGCTTGTCTTTTGACCTTTTTGTCGTAACTGCCAAGCCGAACTTGGCAACGGGCAGGTCACGCCCCGGAATGAACCGAACCTCGGGGTTGCGTGTCACATTGCCGAGCAGCATTACTTTATTGAGAAATCCCATCTTTTCCTCCTCTATATTCCAACCTACGAATTAGCTCATCAGTGCGCTCACGCATGGTGTCTATTTCCTTCTGCAAGTCCGGCGAAAATCCGCCAGTCTCTACTTCCGCAGGTGACTCTTTGTCTGTAGTAAGTAAGCATCCGAGCCAGAAGCCCAGCCAGAACACACAGAACACAAACAGAACTGATAATACCGCCGTCTGATAACTCATTGATGCACCGCAGGTTCGTAACGTGTACCGAGCATGTCGGCAAGATAGTGAAGTTTTTTATCAATAGTTGACTGAATGTCTGTCTCGCTGGCATATTTTCTAAATCTCTGCCCGTATTCCATGAGTTCTGAGTGCAGGTATCTAAGCGAAGACTCCAGTTGATAGAGCATTACTCTATGCCGATGGAAACCCGAAATTTGCATACGCACTTGATTGATGATTCTCGAGATATCGAACTTACTCAAAATATTATTGCGTTCAGCAAGACCGTATGACACGGTATTAGAATAAAAATAAATCAACTGTCTGGTCATGATGATAGCGTCCGCAATTTCGCCGAGAGTCTCATCCGGCGTTGCCTCTTGCCATTTATTCAGTATCTCTTCCAGCTCCGCCGTTTCCTCGTTCCAGACTCTCATCTGTGCTGTAAAACCGAATTGCGCCATCGCTTCCGCATAAAGCTCTTGTTCTGTCATTTCTCTCCTCCTTGCCTGAGTTCTTCCCAGCCTGTATTTGTTTTCCTGTCTATGCTGAAAAACAGCGTTAAACCGTCCCGCTCGTTGCCCCGCTCCGGGATAAAGCGAACCGGGTGCGGATTGTGCTCGTTGTAGTAAAAACATCCGGCGAACTCGGGATGAACCACAGCTCCGCCGTTAACTATGCGCTTAAGCGCAGTTTTTTTCGTCATGCCCGCCTCCACTTAATCAGACCCCACAGAGACAACAGCAGATACAGCACAAACAAAGCCGACTGCTGATACAATCCCGCCCGAAAGTCTATGATCGCCCAAGACGTGTTTGTTATGCTCCAGACAACGAAGCACAACTGTATCCGATGGATATTCAGCACGACTCCAAAAACAGACAGTGCTGTGAGCACCCAGAGTGCTATGTCAATATTCATTGCTCACACCTTTCTTCACACGCTTTAAGAAACTGCTGGACGCTATCGTCCGGTATAGTCAGTGCGCCGTTTTTTCCGGGACGCTTAATAGCTCTCAAATGCCCTTCGCTGACGTATCTATATACTGACGAAACAGAGCACCCGATGAGATCTGCCGCTTCCTTCGGTGTCAAATTAACAACTCTTTTCCCGCTCACGCTGCTCCTCCTTTTTTCCTGATCAGTTCTGCCATTTTATGTAAGTTAATCTCAGATATATGTAATGCCGCTTCAGCGTATCCGTTAGTGTCAAACATCTCATTCCGGCGGCCGGGGATAAGCTCAAAGTGCTTTTGCTTGCCCTGACCGACAAGCCTCTCTGATGTCAGATGTTCGAAGTATCTCTGATCGCAGTCTTTGTTGAAATGCATGCGGCCCGTCACAGTGCTGTCAGCTTTTCCACGCAGGACATCTGCTGTGTCGTTCAGACCGTCGATGATGTTCATCTTCAGCTGATGAACATTGATGCTGTACAGCTTTGCTTTTTTATTGCCAGCAAGAGAAACATGACTGATGATCGGGCCGTTTGTCGTGCTTGCACCCTTGATCGAGAACACCTTCAGCTTTTCCCGTGGTTTTGTGTATGCGTAGACATAGTCAGTGAACGCCGAGGAGTCGACCGCTGTGCACATGATCGGGAAATAGATACCGCAGGGGTGTTTATATTTCTCCATGAGCAGCTTGTCTAAAGCGTCCCATGCAATGTTCGACTTATACGATCCGCTCAGAACCTCTTTCCGGATGAACCAGTTTTCATAGTTCAGCCCCCACCCCTTTATGAGAACTTCGAGACGGTTCGCTTGTACGTCGACACCCATCGTCAGAGCGCAAACGCCGTCGGGCAGCAGTTGATATGTATAGTCTTCTCTGTGCTGAAAGATTATAGTGATGTTCTCTTCATCAAACTGTGTGATGCTGTCGTAGTTGATACCCAGCCAGCCCTCATAAAACACTCTCAGCTTTGCAGTGCCCAGAGCCTTCGCAGTAAGATACGTTTTCAGCATCTCGTCAAAGCTGATGAACGGTGCATAAAAAGAACTGATATGAAATGATATTGTCAGCTTCTCGCTGTTTACGAGAACGTCTTCGAGAAGCTCTCCGTCTTTTGTTCGCCAGATCCCGAGCGAGAGCATATCTCTCCTGTCGGTCTCTGTGATGTGATCTTCGCAGTGCGGGCAAACGTAGTAAGCCCCGCCGCTAAACCGTGAAAGCGGGATGTTCCGGGGCTGAAGGCCTTCGAGTTCAAAGACAAAATCACCGCCGCAGTGCGGGCAAGGCACATAGCGCAGGAACATATAGTCAGCCGTGCTTGCCGATGCTATGATCCCGTCCGCTTTCATGGGTTTTCCCACACGAATCAGCAGACCGTTAGGCGATGCTTTCAGACGCTCACGCACCAGATCAACCGGATGCCCGTATTTTTTCAGAGGCTCCATCTCGTCCTCTTCGTCAATGATCGCCACTTCTATCGGGCGGGTTGAGAGCGTTGACGCTGATGTTGCCCACGACAGATAAAAACTACCGTTAACGTAACTCAGGCCTCTGTTTCCGGACAGCAGACACAGCTTGTTCAGCACGTTGTCTTTTGCGTTCTGGATCATCGGCACAAGACGCTGGTCGAACAGCTCGTTAGCTTTATCTTCCGTGGGCATCGTCAGCATGATAGATGCCGGGTGCTTATGTATCCTGTATCCGCAGAAGTTTGTATAAACTTCCGTCTTTGCGCACTGAGTAGCCCCAACGAGGATGCACTCAGACACAGCTCCGGACGAGAGCGCATCCATGATTCCGACTGTGTGCGGGTAGAGATCGTTTGACCACGGCCCTGTCACAGAGCTTGTTCCGCTTGCGACGATGCGGTATCTCTCCGACCACTCCGAACATGACATATCATCGCCGGGGAGAGCTGAGATATACTCAACTTCGAAATACTCGGTTATCTCTTCTCCCGGATCTTCGATGTGCCGATACTCTGCTCTGAGTGTCTCGAAAAGTGTTGTCATTTCACGCACTCCAGAACCTGAGAATATTTGCGCATAACGTGCAGATGCTGATCTCTGATTATCTTCCGGACTTCCTGCCCATTTTTTCCGACTATCAGCAGAGAGATAACATCTGCGGCTCGGTCGAGGTCGGCAGCGAGAGTAGCAATTCGTGTTGCAAACTCCTGTCCGACTTTGTTCCGCTCAATCAGCTCCCCCTGTTTCTGCAACAGCTCTATCCTGATAAGCTCCGTCCGGACATTTTTCTGTTCGATGTCCGCCTGTAGTTTCTGCTCCGCATAGCCCCCGCCGCCCTCTTTTACTGTCAGATGATTCTCTGCGTATGCGTCAACGTCGGACTTAAGATACTTTCCCGAAACGAGCTTCAGAGCTCCGTTGTCGATATGATTGTACAGAGTGCGTTTGCTTATCTTATAGCCCATGTCCACCAGATACTTATGCACTGCCGCAGTGGTCTTGAATGACTCCATGTTCGTGTGTTTATCTATCAGCTTCTGGAGCTGACGTGTCGCAGTATCCAGAGCTTTCACATCCGATGTTTTCTTACTCTCTTTTGCCGCTGTGCGTGCATCCTGATAAGACAGCAGGGCCGTCGAAAGCAGTTCTGCCTCGTGTTCTCTCAGCTCTGATATCAGCTTTAATGCCTGATCTTCGATAGTCATATGGCCTCCTTGCGGCGCACACGCCACAGTCTGACTGTCTCGAGAGTTATGCCGAGCAAACGGGCTATCGTTTCGTCTGCGATGTTCTCGTCAATCATCGTTAACAGCGCAAGCAGCACAGCGGGGCGCATCTTGACACCCGAAAGAAACGTGCCCGTAGCGTATGTAAACCACTTGCCGCAGCGGCAGCAGTTTACTTTTTTACCGTCTTTGAAACGACGGATACTGGCCACGTTTTCACCGCAGTCGGGACATTTGCATTTGCCGCCGTGCAGTTCTGTCACGAAGATCTCACGAGCTGAAGTGTCGTCAAGGACGTTTCTGAAATAGTGAGCGACTTTCATCACTTACCCCACGGAAGCGTGAGCCATTTCTGACCTCCGCTGCTATAAAATTTCTCTTTGGCAAAAAGAACGGGTTCGAGCATGCGCATGTTTTCCATGACTTTCTTGCTGCTGTGATCAACGTCGTGGAGCTTCTTGTATGCTCTGATAAGATCTGCCTGACTGACCCTGCCCTCTGTGATTTGAGCCGTAAATTTCTTGTGCAGATCTGCGTTGTTTGATACCTCTGTCTCGGTTTCCCCGATCTCGGGCAGCTCTGAGAAATAGAGAATGTCTTTGTTGAGAATCGCTTGAATAAACAGCGAGAGCTTGCTGTTTGTTCCGCTCTGAATAGCTCTTTTTTCGGGAGTATCAAGAGCGGTGTGATACATGTTCCAGTCGACTTTGATTGTCTTCAGCAGCTTTGCAAAATTCGGAAGCTCTGCGTCAATATCTTCTATCAGCTTCGCAGTATCCCATCCCATTTTTCTGAGAGAGCCTCCGGTCTGAAAGACTGTGAAACGTCTGTCAGACGGCTCTATCTCGACGGGCAGAGCTTCGTTTGATGTGATGTATATATTGCCGTAAATTGGTACTACGGCAGCGTCTTTATGTTTAAGTTCGGCCTGGACTGATGTATCTGTTACAAGCTGTTTCAGGAAGTTTTTCAGATACTTCCGGCCCTTCATGTCCACTGCGACTTCGTTGAGGTTATAAAAAAGGATGTTCTGTATCCAGTTTTTGAACTGAGACTCTATTCGTGCCTGATCAACAACGACACAGTGCTTCTCGCCAAAAAGCGGCATCAACACTCTTTCGAAAAACATTGACTTACCCGAACCCTGATCACCCCGCAGAACAACTGCGACATGTGATTTTTGAAGTGTCTGGAAAAAACCTGCAAGCCAGTTCATAAACCATTCGTAATATTCTGCGTTCTGATTACAAAGGTTTACTATCAGCTTGTCGATATTTGTCGGATGCGGGAACTTTGTCGGCTTATCAGTAAGCATGTACTGAGTCGGACGGAAACTTGTGCGTTTCCAGAGACCGTCGACAACATAAAACTCAGAAGCCGCAAAAGGTGTAAACTCGTCAGTCACAACAAGAAGCTCCTGCGCTTGAATGTCGGGCTTGTGATACACCCCTTCTTTGTCTGTATAACCTTTGAAAAATTTGAGGCTCTTTTCTTTCATCATTGAGCAGAAAACCCGCTTCGCTCTGTCGTCACTCGTCAGTTCGATGGGCTCTGCATCGACAGCAGGGCGATAGACAATGTTACCCTCCGGCGACAGCCAGATCCCCGCCCCGTGTATGTACATACGCTTCAGCACAGCATTTTCAATCTTTTCGAAATCCTCGGTATCTTTCTCTATCATCTCCCGAAACCAGTTGTTCACACGAAATTTTTTGAACGTCTGTTTTCGTTTCAGATCGAGCAGATACTTTTTATTCTGCTCAAGCGGGAGCATATTTGTATTAAGCGGCTTTTTCTTCCCTGTTTCCTTTGTCGACATCACCACTCCCGTGTAAACGTGTTTATTATGAGAGCCGCAGGTTGCTCACCCTTGGCTTTACAGTGCGCAAGAAAATCGTCGGCTGTCTGCACATCAAGCTCGGGAAAAAGTTCCGCATATGTTGTGTGTTCCGGAGCTTTCGCCCCGGGGCGGCATATGCTGATCTCTTCGCCGATGCTGTCTATGCAGTATCCCTGATACTTGTCAAAAAATGCTGTCGCATACATTACTTAGCTCCCATGAAGCGGACATATCCGCAGCTCAAACACTTCACAAAAAGCCCGCCGGAAGACTTTGACCGTCCGACAAAAGCCGACGGGTTTCTGTCCTGATGAGTAGGATCGGGGCAGCGGCAAGGCGCAGTATCGTCTCTACGCAGATAATCAAAATATTCAAAGCTGAAAGTGCCTTTCTTTGTCTCTATCGGATACGAGCGAGGCAGTTCGTTATCTTTCAGATCGCCCTTAGAACTGTTTCTGGGTTTCCAGTTCTTTTTCTGTTTTTTCTGTTCTGCCTGTTCTTTTTCCTTTTGCTGAGAAGTATATGCCGCCCAGTTGTCACGAAGCAGAGGGAAGTCGAGCACTTGCCCTGTGTTGACCAAGTGCGTCTGCTGATCTGGGTTCGGGAAGAAAAAGCGGACAGGGTCTTGCGTTGCGTGATCGTTCAGCTCATCAAGCCCCAGCAGGGCGGCGATGTACATATAGAAGCTCTGGTACTCGCCAAAGGGCAGCGCAACGGAGGTATTGAACGGGATAAAAAGACGGTATCTGTCGCAAGCAGGTTTCGTTTCGCTTTTGACTTTCTGATGATTTCTGCTCGTAGCAAAAAAAGCCGTGATGTTCACGCTCTCAAAAAATGCGACGCATTCGTCGAGAGGATATCCGTCGTCAAAGTCATACATCAGCAGCGAGGACATACCGACAAGATTGTCTCTGTGTCTGTGTCCGTTGCTGTAGAGACCGACCGAGTAATTGTACTTAGATGTGACTTCTGCGAGACGCAGAAACGGCACATCAACAGTGCGATATCCGAATGTCATGTCTCCGGTCGAGATTGACATTTTCATGCGAACACCGAGGGCTGTGATCTGAGCTGCTCAGCAACGTTGATATAGCTGTCGTCATGACTGTAAGAGCGGAGGATGTCGCTGGTAGGTATTGCATGCAAGTAACGCCTGAACAAAAAATGAGGGTAATTCATGAACCCTACAAATTTTCGGAAAGGCTTATTACTACAAAGAGAGATCCAGCTCTGTTCGGTGTCGGGTAATTGCTCTTTCCAGTTCGCCACAATTTCAATATCAGCGACGGAACGGCAGTATTGACGCTCAAGTGAAAGAATAATTGCTTTGCAATGTGAGTTTGAAGGCCCGACATTGAGCCGGATATATGAGAAAAAATCTATGAAAGAATGCGCATCACTCATGATATTCAGCTGACAAACTTTACGTTTCTGCATTACACACGCACACCAGTAAACGAACCATGCCACAATTGCGGACGAAGGAATTTCCCCGTACGGATCACGCATCACACGCTCAAGCATCTCTACGATGTACTCGAACTTCGCAAAGTCGGCGGGATAGTCGGCTATGTTGAATTGCGGTTTCATGCGATTGCTACCGTTTCGTATTTCTCTAAGTCGATAGGGTATTCAAGCAGGTATTTCTCAAACAGTTTCGCCTCTGTTTCAAGCGCATCAAAATCTATAAAATTAGGGTCAAGCCTGCGACGACACATAATGAGCGTGTAACGTCTGCCGAGCTGAATAATGATTTCAGAGAATGGTTCGTTTGTTTCGATTATCACGTTTGCAGGATGGTTCACATATACAGAATCTTTATGCTTCCTGTTCCAAATGATTTCAGAGCCACTTATTAAGCATTTAACAAGCGTCAGCATACGGCCGAACAATGGATTACGCCTTATGTCTTCCAATTCCGTCAAATAAAAGAAGTCTGCATCTGAAGCAAGAAACGGGCAGAAGGGGCTTCTCAATTCAGTGCCGTCAACACGGCACACATTAAATATACGCCCGATAACCATCTCTATAAAAACGCCCTTACCACTCCCCCTGTCTCCGGCGATACATAATCCGACACCGCTTTTCTTGCTTGTTTGTTTGCGGACTGCAAGCCAGTTAATAACCCAGTCCTGAAGGTATTCACTGTCGTCAGTCATGTGTGCTAAAAGTTTTTTGATTTCAGGAAACTCGCTCATATGACACCTCTGTATATATTTCGATTTCTGTCGGATAGTTCTTCAGATATGCCCTGAACTCGTCTATCTCGCCGATGAGATACGAAATTTCGGCGGCTGTGAAAGCGGGGCAACGCTCTATTTTAAATGACTGAAATTTACGACGGATGCGGCCCTCTGTCGGGCGGTCGTGCCAGTTTTCGATGATGATAACGTTGCGACCTTTGCTGTGAGCGATGTATGTTGCGTAGCGGTCTTCCGGGCGGACAACAACGATGCCCTCGCCGAAGATTTCCCCAAGCACAAGTTCGAGCAGAGCAGTGATAGAGCCGCCGTCGTCTCCCTCGATCTTAACGACAATAGGCGAAAGCTCATTGCGCTGCATGCGCACAGCCAGCCAGTTCATCAACCAGTGATACTGCTGATCAGTATTCGCAATCAGTCTGAAAAGTTTTTCTGTCTGTTTCATCGCTACCCCCTGACCCGTCCCTGATCGTCAACTATTTTCATCGTCGATCTGTCGAGATATGCTCTGATATCTTTCGCCCTGTAACGTACTGTACCCCCGAGCTTTACAAACGGGATTCCTTCCGCATGCGCTCTCCACTGCCTAAGCGTTTGCACTGCAATGTTGAGCAGCGCAGCGGCTTCGACATCCGTGTACAGTCTGTCGGGGTTGTATGTTTCCGCAAACGGTGCGCTCTGGATCTGCGTGAGTTTAGTCTGCACCTCTTCGATCATTGGCCTCAGAACCTTGGCAACAGTTTCGGCTATCATCTGTTCCATGCTCATCACACTAACCTCGGGTTGCTTTTCCCGGGCACAGTCACTACCGAATCCGGATGTTTATCTTTCAGTTGTTTCTTTGCGAGACTGATCGCTCCGACAGCGTCATAAGCCCGCACTTCGACATTGCCCTTCCAGACGAGTTTCTTGTTTTTGAAAACAAGGCAAAAGCATTTATACTTAAGACCTTCCATCAATAACCTCCTGGACGAATTGCTTCATCCGTGCGGCCTTGCCGATCATTTCATCAAGTTCTGTCGCAAGCTGTTGAGCTTCTCTTTTCGTAATGTCAGTGCCGCCATCGCCGCCGGGGCAAACAGCAGTGCTGACGCTCTGCACAAGATCTGCAAACTCTTTACTGACTTCAGACATTCCCTGAAGAATCTTCGACACGTTGCCGTCAACATCCGGGATACGGATGAAAAGGCCTTCGCACTCCTCCGCCAGACGCTTCATAAACTCTTCGGGCTTATAGTGTTTCAGCAGTCCGAAAAATGTATAAATCGTCATTGCTCCGTGGGGATAGTTCTCGATAGTCTTGTGAGACAGATCAACAGCCACCCCGAGATCTTTGTTTGAGTAGCCCATGCGCTCACGAAGCTCCCACATGAGCAGCCTCATCAGTGAGTTTGTTATGTCAGCGTGTGCTTGTTTCATTTAGCCCTCCACTCTGCAACCGCCCATGACAGACAGTCGGCCGTTGATATATCTGGGTCTTGTGTCAACTTTCCTGTTTTTTCTGCGAAAAATCAGACGATACAGTCTGTCCAAAAGTTTCATACGGCAACCCCTCGGCCGGTCATCAGCCGCTTTATACATGTCTCGATCTGCTCCGAATCAAGCCGTCCCGCAAAATAGTTGCTGACAGTCGGCTTGCTGACTCCGAGTTCGTTCACAATGTCGGTCTGCGTCAACCCGGACTCTGCGAACTGTTCGAGCAGTGCGGCACGAGCAGACAGCATCGCCGCCCGCTGACGCAGATTTTTGACCGCTCTGTCCCGTTTCATATCGCTATGTACCTCGCTCCGTTTTTCACATAAGAGTCTTTAATTGCGGCATGCTCACGCAGTTCAGACATGACAGCCTTGGAACTCAGAGCCTCGTTTTTGGTGTATGCTTTGTAAATGCTGATCAGAAAGGGCTGGACAATTTCTCCGGCGTTAAACGCAAACTGAATAGTTCTCATTTCATCAGCTGAAAGAAATTCAAAAAACTTAAGATCTCGGCCGGAGATGGCATCCATAAAAAGTTTCGGGTGAGCAGCGGGCAGAGAAGCCACGACAGTGATAACCGGATATCCCAGTTCTCTTGACGTGATCTCATTCATCATGGCTATCTTCTCAGACTTCGTCAGCCCGAGGTGCTTCGTTGCCCGTGATAATCTTTCGATAACAACCGAAAGGTCATTCAGCCGTTTCCCGTCAGCGGCAGATCTGCCCGTACCGACTTCCGACAAGAGGACATCTTCAGCCCAGTCCCGGAACCTCTTCGCTCTGTCGCTCTTGATGAACATGCCCAGACGCATAACGCCCCGGGGCGTCCAGTAGGTTTTCTGGTGAGGAACACCGGCCTTCGGATTACTGTGACAATTTGTCACAGTAATGAGGTGCTTGCCCTCTAACAGTTCGTCAGAGTGTCTTTCGATGTGTTTTCTGATTGCACTTTCACTACATCCGTAACCTTTTGCAACATCTGCCGTGCTAAGAACCTTGCCTTGTTCGGACTGATGAGCCATCAGCTCAATGTCTTCAAACTTTACTATCTCTACTATCTCGCCCATATCTTCCCTCGTTTCCCCTTTTGCCGGGGGATTTCGGCGGACTCTCCCCTTTTGCCGTGCCGCTCATCTGTGATAGATTGAGATTGCCCGCCGCAGTGCCTGTGTGTTATAGTTTCGCAAGTTGCAAAACTTATGATTAATATTAGTGACAATATTAATCATTGTCAATACGATTATGCTTAATTTTGTGGGTAATATTAGTGGAAATTAAAGAAAGAATCAAAATGATTCGTGAAATCAATGGTTTAAACCAGACAGAGTTTGCCAATATTTTT